TCTCAGAATTAAAACAAAACGAAATGGTAAGAGAAAGGTTTGACCTCTTATCAAGTGTACAAGAACATGTAGGTAAATATCTATCACATGAGTGGGTTGCCAAAAATGTTTTAAGAATGTCCGAAGAGGATATGAAAGACATGGAAGCACAAATTGAGGCTGAGACAAAAGCCGGTGCTCATGGTAGTGAAGACGATTTGGATTTAGATATTTAGTTTCAGTGAGAAACAAAAGTTTATAAATAAATAAACAGGAACATGCAATGATTGGTTTAAAACAATACATTAATGAACAAGTAGAATTAGAAAACTTGCTTATTGAAATGTCCGAAGAGGACTTTGATTCATTATTGGAAACTCTAGACCATAAAGAGCTAGAGATTGTAGAGGGTATATTTGGTGCGATTGCAAAAGGTGTAGGTGCCGTGGCAAAAGGTGCAGGTAAATTAGCTGCAAAAGGAGCCAAAGGTGCTGGTAAATTGGCAGCAAAAGGTGCCAAAGCAGGAGCCAAAATGGCCGTGCAAAAAGGTAAAGAGAAATTTACTACTAAGGGTAAAGCAGATGCTGCTAATAAGAAAGCTGCAAAGGTAACTCAAAAGCGTAAAGACGCTGAAAGGTTAGCTAAGGCCCAAGATGTAATTAAAAAAGAGCGTGAGACTCTTAAAAAACTCAAGGACCGTGAAGGTGAGGGAGGCAGTAAAGTAGCTGCTTTAAGAGATAAAATTAAAAAAATGATGCAGAAGAAGAAACAATTAGAACCTTCTCCTGCCTAAATGAGGAAATATAATGACAGTAGAAAATATAATTAAAGCATTAAAAGATGGCGACAATATTAATGCAAGTAAAGAATTTGAAGCCACAATGGCTGATAAAATGACCAGTGCATTAGACGCAGAAAAGATAAATCTTGCTGCAATGGTCGGTAAAAAAGAAGAACAAGAATAGTTCAACAAATTATTAGGACTGAATATGAAATTAATAACAGAATATGTTGAAAACGATTTAGAAGTTATAGCAGAGCAAAAGAGAGGTGGCGAAAAGTCATACATTATCTCTGGTGTTTTCATGCAGTCAAATCAAAAGAATAGAAATGGTCGCATATACGAAAAGAGCATTATGGAAAATGCTGTAGAAAAATATGTAACCGAACAAGTTAAAACAGGGAGAGCTGTTGGAGAGTTAAATCATCCAGAAGGACCAACAGTAAACCTTGATAAAGTTTCGCACAAAATCACTGACCTTCACTGGGAAGGAAATGATATTGTGGGTAAGGCATCAATCCTTAAAACACCTATGGGAAAAATAGTCGAAGGACTACTCGAAGGTGGTGTTAAGCTTGGTGTATCAAGTCGTGGTATGGGAAGTCTTGTTAATAAGAATGGTGCAAGTTATGTGGGTAAAGATTTTATGCTTTCCACTATAGATATTGTTCAGGACCCAAGTGCTCCAAGTGCATTTGTAAATGGAGTTATGGAAGGTTGTGAATGGGTATGGGATAACGGTATTATTAGACAACAAGATATTGAAGAAATTGAGACTGAGATTAAAGAAGCAAAAATTGCAAACCTCCCTGAGGTAGAAATGAAGGCCTTTAAAAATTTCCTCTCTAAATTAAATCTAAAATCATAGAGGAGAAAACTATGTCAGACGACGCTATAAATAATGTTGCTGAAGAGTTGGAAACTGTTGAGACAGACATGTCAGAAATTGAAGCAATTTTAGACGAGGAAGTTAATGAAACTTATGGCAAAGACAAAGTCAATGCCATGAAAAAGCATGATGACGAAGAGCACAGTGAAGAGGACGACAAAGAAAAAGAAGAAAAGGTTCAAAAAGAATCTGCTCCTAAAGTTTCTGTCCCTAAAACTAAAGCTGGAGTTATTCAGGCAGCAGTTGATATGCTCAAAGCAGCAAGAAAAGAGGACGCGCAAAAGATGTTCTCAAAAATGGCTCTCGGTGATGCCGAAGACGCTTCCGTCAAATCAGCTGAAGATGGTATGAAAAAAGTACCAAACGCAGCAGACCCAAAAGCTAAAGCGAAAGTTGAAGCAATTGATTTTGACGAAGACTTAGAAAACATCATCAATGAAGAGGCTACTCTTTCTGATGGGTTCCGTGATAAAGCACAATCAATCTTCGAAGCAGTGTTAACTTCAAAATTAACACAAGAAATCGACAGATTAGAAAGCGAATACGCGCAAAATCTAGAAGAAGAAGTATCAGAAGTTCAAGAATCATTAGTAGAAAAGGTAGATTCATACCTTAACTATGTTGTTGAATCTTGGATGGAAGAAAATAAAGTTGCAGTAAGTAACGGTCTTAGGACTGAAATTGCTGAAGACTTTATGACTTCATTACAATCAGTGTTCAAAGAACACTACATCGAAGTACCAGAAGGTAAAGTGGACCTTGTTGATGAACTCAACGAATCAGTCACTGAACTTGAAGATACTTTAAATAAAACCACAGAAGATAATATCAGATTACATCAAGCTGTTCAAACATTTGAAAAGCAAGAAGTAGTAAGAGAACAATCTTCAGGGCTTGCACAAACTGACGCTGAGAAATTAGCATCACTTGTCGAAGATATTGAATTTGATAACAAAGATAACTTTGAAATGAAAGTTAAAACTGTTAAAGAATCATACTTCAAAAGTGAAGTTACCGAATCAGTTGACGAAGTTGATAGTCTATTAGGAGAGGGTACTGTTTCAGAAGAAGAAGTATCTAATTCAATGGCTAGATACACACAAGCTATAACTAACTTTAATAATTAAGGGAAACAAAAATGTTTAACGCAGACAAAAACTTAATGGAAAAATGGGGTCCTGTTCTCGATCACGAGTCAGCTCCAGGTATCCAAGACAGATATAGAAAAGCTGTAACAGCTAGACTATTAGAAAACCAAGAGGTTGCCCTACGAGAAGAGCAAGCACAAGCACAAGGAAATTTCATTTCTGAAGCTGCTGCAGCTAATAATATTTCAGGTTCAGCTCCGAATAACATCGGAACTTTTGACCCAGTATTAATCTCTTTAGTTCGTAGAGCTATGCCTAACTTAATTGCTTATGATATCGCAGGCGTTCAGCCTATGAGTGGTCCTACTGGACTTATCTTCGCAATGAAGTCAAAATATACTAACCAATCAGGAACAGAAGCATTATTTAATGAAGCTGATACTGATTTCTCAGGAACAGGAACTCATCAAGCAGACCCAACAGGTCTTGGTGGTGTAGCTGATGCTGACTCTGACGCAACTATTGCTGATGAATCTGATACTGTATCTACTTTCGGTTCTGGTCTAACGACTGCAGCTGCAGAGAGATTAGGCGTTGGTGAATCAGGTGATGGTTCATACGGCGAAATGGCTTTTACAATCGAGAAAGCGACTGTAACTGCTAAATCAAGAGCTTTAAAAGCTGAATACACAATGGAACTTGCACAGGACCTTAAAGCTATCCACGGATTGGATGCTGAAGGCGAACTTGCAAATATCCTATCTGCTGAAATCCTTGCGGAAATCAACAGAGAAGTTGTACGTACAGTTCTTAAAACTGCTAAAATTGGTGCTTTACAAACATCTACTGCTGTAAGTGGTATTTTTGATGTTAACACTGATTCAGACGGAAGATGGATGGTTGAGAGATTCAAAGGCTTAATCATGCAGATTGAAAGAGAATGTAATGTAATCGCAAAAGAAACAAGAAGAGGAAAAGGTAACTTTATCTTATGTTCTTCAGATGTTGCTTCTGCACTTGCAGCTGCTGGAATGTTGGATTATACTCCTGCACTTGCAGCTAACTTAAACGTTGACGATACTGGTAATACTTTTGCTGGTGTATTAAATGGAAGAGTTAAAGTCTACATAGATCCTTATTCAACTGTTGACTTCGTATGTGTTGGTTACAGAGGTACTAACCCGTATGACGCTGGTCTATTCTATTGTCCTTACGTTCCTTTAACTATGGTTAAAGCCGTTGGTGAGAATGACTTCCAGCCTAGAATCGGATTCAAAACAAGGTACGGCATGGTTGCTAACCCTTACGTAGCTATTGATGGTACTGTCGGAGCAGATAGAGCTAACCAATACTTCAGAATCTTCAGAGTTGACGACATAATGGTGTAAATCATTAGTTAATTCTAATTCTTTAAAGGGG